CAAATCAGAAATAAAGATTTCTTTTTCACCTATAGATTTTTTAACATAAGTGGATTGTCTTAATTTTCTAGGAGCATATGCATGACAATATTGTAATCCTTTTTCATCATTGAATCCATTGCTAATAATACCATCGTCAGATGTAATTTGATCATTTTGAATTAACCTTTGAACATTGTTTATAGTCCAAGTTTTTATATTAGAATAAAACTTAGCACCTTGTCCATTTGAAGTAACTTTAACACTAGCATTAGTAGAAGTATATCCAATTCCACTATGAACTACTTTTACAGATTCTATAGATCCAGATTTTAATATTGGAACAAATGTAGTTCCATTTCCATCTCCAACCATAGTTAGTTCTGGAGGAGAATTATATTCTGAACCACCATTTAGAACTAATACATCAGTTACCTTTCCAGTCTCATTATCAACGATAGGAAGCAATTCTGCATTTTTACCAGTCTTAAGAGTAATATCAGGTTGCCTATTATAATTAATAATATCTGCTGATCCATATGCAGAACCACCATGAGGAACATATACGGATCTTATAGCTCCTTTAACAATAGGTCTTAATTGTGCTTGGAAATTTTGTCCAGTAAATGTAGAAACTCCAATATTACCATCTACTGTTATTGTAATTGGAGGATAATTAAATTCATGATCCCCAGTTCCACCAGAAAGTAAATTTACATATTCTTTATTTCTCAAATATTGAGTTGGTGCAGTAGATCCTACACCTACAGCAGATAATCTGAATGAATTGCCATCAACATCTGAAACATAATAATCAGTTTGTGTTGTCAGTCCTAAAATAGGTGTTGTTGATTTTGTATCATATCTCAACTTCTCTCCAGTCCTATATCCATGATTAACAATATTAATTGTATTATTAGCAGTATTAATACCAGCAGAAGTGACAGAAGTTAATCTATTTTTATACCCTATACCAGAACTAGCAATACTTACTGAATTGATAACTCTTTTCTGAGTAGCACACTCTAACTTATGAAGACCAGTTCCATAATCTGTTAAATCTATAGGAGAAATTCCAGCAATAGATTCCTCATAATCATCATGTAAAGTTACTGTAGTGGAACTCTTGACACAGCAATAGTATGCAGCATCAGTAGTAAGTCCAGCTATAGCAGTTTGACCTTCTGGATTATATGTTACTAATTCACCATCTCTAAATTTATGAAATGTAGAGAATCCAATAGTATTATTAGTAAGATTTACTAACTCACCATCTTCTGTAGAATCGAATTCTGGAGCATGATCTTTTAAAACTAAGTTAGGATATGCAATACATCCAAATCCATTTCCTCCAGTTACTTTTAATGTAGGAGTAGTAATATAATCAAATCCACCATCAACTACATCAATCCTTTCTAAAGAACCTTGAACTTCACAAAAAGCAGATACACCAGATCCTACAGGGTCTGTAATAGTAACTAAAGGTGGATTTACTACATCATAACCACTTCCTTCAGCAGTAACAGAAATATCCTGTACTGGACCATAATTAACAACATCATTTGATTTATAATTAGCAATTTCAACACCATTAATTAAAATACCAGTTTTTCCTATTTGAGTGGAATGAGAAATAGGAGAAGATACTGGAGATTCAATTTTTCTTATTAAATTTTGAGATAATAATGATTTATTAGCAAATCTTGCCAATTCTAATCTATTATTAACAACACTACCACTAAGACCTATATAAATGCCATTAGAAACATTAGAAAGACTTCTTGCAAGTTTAATAGTATCAATATCTACTTTTTTAACAAAATATTCTTGTTCTAATATATCTAATTTATTATCACCCTCACCAGGAATATATCTTACCTTTTCTCCAGTAAGTAATCCATGATTAGGAATTATTATATCTTCTTGATTGACAAGAACTTGAGAAAAGTAAAGTACAGTGTCTCTAATATCCAAATCTTCATTAAAGTAATCTGGAAGTGATGCAGAGGCAATATAAACTGATCCTACGCTATCTACATAAGAATTTTGAACATTTGTAGTGTAAATATCTGCATTTGGATAATTACTTAAATTTGCCTTAGATAATAATCTTTTAATTTTATAAGACTGAGTAAGAGATAGTTTTCCAGCACCTTTTATTAAAACTTCTTTAGAACTAACTAAAGATATTATAGAACATTGTATATCATTAATAAGAGCATTATCTCCTACTATAAAAGCATGATCATCATAAAAAGTTACTTGATAAGTAAAGTTTGATGCATCAATAAGTTTAATACTTTCTACATCATAAGTAGTAGATACATTATAAAATAAAGATTTTGAAACAATATCATCTGGTTTAGATCCTAATCCTCTAGGTTCTATAATATCCCCAATTTCATTATAAGTAGAAGTATTTAAATCTAAATCTAAATCCTTTAAAACACCAGTTACCCTAACTTTAACTACATTAGCAGTTCCTACTCCAGAATACCCATAAGCATAGGCATCCATCTTAAGATCCTGAGTAGAATCTATAGTTCTAGTAATTCCAGAACATCCAAAAAATTGAGTTAATGATTTTGATTCATATTTTATAGTAGAAGAAGTTCCATCATCAAAATTAGCAATTAAAGAACCAGTTGTACTAAATCCAACAGTAGAATCAACAGTTAATACAGTTCCTCCAATAGAAACGTTATCTATTAACTTTGTATTAGGATGAATTGTAAATTCTCCAGATACTCTTTCAGATACTTTATCATAATCTAGACTTAACCTATAATATGTTTTATCACCTCTTACAACAGGTTCTACATCACTTACAGCAGCAGTTACACCTTCAAATCCATATACAGCATCTTGAAATATATTTCTATTAACTAACTTTGTAGGATCTCCTTCAATTGGTTCTACTATGATTTGTTGCGATACTTTATAATTTGATTGTGAAGGGATGAATAAAAAGTCACGTGGTTTTAATATCTCAACGTCTTTACCATAAAGAGCTCTAAACAAAATTTCAAAAGATTGATTAGTTCCTTTAGATGAATAGAAATCTTTAGACTGTTTAATAAACAATCTTTCATCAATATCACTAGAAAGAGATCTTTCCTCAAAACCAGGAGTAACTTGTTTCTTTATTTTTTTAAAAAATTCTTGTAAGAAACGAATACTTAAATTATTAACTACAGTTCCTGAAGAATGTGTAGATATTCCAGAATTAGAAAATACAAGTTCATCAGGTTTGTTAGGACTCCTATATGATGTAATTCCACTAAATCCCCTAGAACATCCAGTAAATGAATTGGTGGTAATTCCAGTATATGTTACAATCTCATTATCAATTTGAAGTAAACCATAAGACTCTGGAAATCCTGTAGTAGATTTAACAGAAATTGAATTATCAGCAATACCTACGTTACTAGAAAGAGTTGTAGAATCTATAAGATCTGTCAACTCATCTATTTTTACATATTTGTCTATATTCTGTAGAACATCAAGAGTTGAACCTTGATTTTCTATAGCAGTGTAATATTGTGCTAAAAAATCTCCAGCAAGAGGAAAATCCGCTCTTATAAAATCTGGCAGTTGATTTTTAACAACTGAACTAATTTTGACCCTTGTATTGTCTGACATGTATCCTTATGAGAGGGATTAATATGTTGTAGAAGTAGACCCTATGATATATGTATCAGCGGAAGTGAGGGTAGTATTTAAAGTATCAGATTCAGTCAATCTTGCTATATCTCCTTCCACATAACTTGAAGTAGCAGTATACATAGTACCTGAAGAATTATCACCAGAAGTAATATTATCAGATACCATATCTACAGTACTATTTTTAACATCCAATTGTAAATACAAATCTTGCAATCCAATAACATCATTTGATTTAGGGCAAGCAGAAACTTCAATTATAGGGACATCTAGAACTTTTTTAGATGTTCCAGTAATATTAATTGGATTTAAAAGAATTTCAGCTCTTTCATAATCAATAGTTCCAACATTTCTACTTACTATTATTGGATTATTCTTAGATTCTAATCTAAAGAAGAATAAAGTACCAGTTCTTCCATTTTCATTGGGTTTATCTCCCAAATAAACAGGTTCAGCTATTCCAAATATATTAAATCCAGATGATTTAATATTATAACCATCATCATTTTTTATATAAAATGGATTTCCAAAACATAACTCATATTCTGCAACTTGATTTAATTTGGGTAGCATATCCCTTCTAATCTCAACTTTAGTGATATTAGAAGTTATAGAATCATTACTATTATCAATAATTCCTTGGAATTTACTATATTTGAATTTTGCTCCATATTTATTCATTTCTGCTGAATCTGCATATGATGTAATGTTATTTGTCACTACAGTTTTGACTGAATTTGCATCAGGAGCTAAACTTGGGTTATAATAAGCATTTACATCAACTTCAACATACAAATATTTCAAATCTTGGATTTCTGCAATAATTCCAGCAACAGAATACTTTCTTAATTGGGTTTTAAGGTTATCTTTAATGGAATTTGGCACAAAAGGTCCATAAAATGGTTTTATAGTGATAAAAACCTTTCCATACTGAGGTGGACTTAATTCTTCACCACCAAAAACTGAAACTGACTCAGCTTCAGGGTAAATTTTAGGAATTAGTGCCTCATAATCAGCAGCAGTGACTGCTCTATTGAAAGTTGAGTAAATTTTAGGTGCAAAACGCTTTACAGAGTCTATAGATTCAATTTCTTTACCTCCTATAGACTCATTTACAGTAGAAAGTATAGAAATTCCTGTACTTACAAGATTATTATTGTTATCAACTATTCTTCCATTAAAATTAAAGGAAGAAATGCCATTTCCAGACTCTCCATTAGTGGTAATATATGAAACATCAATAAAATTGAGTGATTTTAACTTTTCTCCAAAGATTCCATCACCAAAAATGAGCTCATATCTTTGATCTTCTATTTCTTGAATAAAATATACCCTCGAAGTATCTGTAACTTCAATTAAAGTGTCAGAAAATACAAATTTTTTAGAAGAAGTGCTAGATTGAGTGTCTCTTACAAGTACTTCTAAGGTAGAAGTGTCAATATTTGCATTATCTAAGGTATATCTTGAAGGTGGTGCAGGTGTTTCTGCAGAAACAGTGAAATTTGAGGTTAAAAATGTCCCTTCATAGATAACAACATCCCTAAAAGTAGCAATTCCATCAACTACAGAGACTGTTATGTCACTTGGAATAGAAAATGAGTAACTTTCTGATCCAAATCTAGATGCAGAAGTAGCTACAATGCCTTTTCTAAGGGTTAGAGTGACTGGTTTAGTGCTAAAACCAGTTGTATCAACAAAAAATGAAATTATTGCCTTTGCTGCTGTCCTAGATCTAGGTGTATAACCAATATTTCTTGCTAATGCTACTACATTTTCTCTCAAAGTAGCACTATCTATAAACACCTCATTGCTAATCATGTTAGCATTGTAGGAATTTATGTAAGTATTGTATGCTAATACATCAATTATGCTTGAAAGGTTAGATCCTTCAAAGTCATAATCAGTAAAATTAGAATTTTCTCTCAAATAATCCTTCAATGAGGTCTTTATTTGATCAAAATCTAGATCTGTAAAGTTTACTAATGCCATTTATCTTGTCGGCTGTAGTGCAAAGTTTAATTGTTGTGTAAGAGCATCAATTCCTACAATGTCATATACTATAGTAACGTCAAAAGTGTAGTTATCAAAGTCAGGTTTAACTCTAATATCCTTCAATTTCACTCTAGGTTCATATTTAATGATGGTTTCTTCAATCTCATCCCTAATTGCAGAAGCAGAAATTTCATCTACAGTGTCAAAAAGGGTTTGACTTACTTTAGAACCTAAATTTTCATTAAAAAATCTTTCACCAGGAACAGTAAATATCAAATTCCTGATAGAACGTGCAATAGCAGTGTCATTTTTGACACCAATTATGTCATTATTAATGGGATTTATCTCAAAAGACATGCTAATGTCCTTAAATCCCCTACTAACCCTTTCTACAGGCATGAAAAAACGGTAAATATAAGTTATTTATCATAAAAAAAGAGACCCTTAGGTCTCTTGTACT